AACAGCAGCAGGCCGTAGGAGCAGCCTGGGCCACCTCTGCTCAGAAGGGTGAACAGCTAGCAGCCGTCCAGAGAGATCTTCTAGCTGCCTTCGGCCCACAGGCTATCCAGTCTCAGCAGGCTGTGATCTCTGTCACACTTCGGCAGGCTGAGGCCATCAACCAACTTACCCTTGCGGAGACGAAGCTCACCGGGCTGACACAGGCACAGGTCAAGGAGCTTCAGCAACTTGCCGCTCAGATGCAGTCCACAGCTACAGCGGCAGCTACGGCAGGCAAGTCCATTCCCAATGCCGACTTTGAGAAGTGGCAGCGTACTCTTCAAGGTCTTAATGTAACTAACCCTCAGCTACGCCAGTCTCTTCTCCAGATGGGTTCTGGGCTGGCAGCAGTACAGGCTCAGTCCAGTAAGGTGCAACAGCAATTCACGGGGATGGAGATTGCTGGTCAGGCCATGACCGCCTCCTTCTCTATAGCCCAGGCTGCGGCAGGTAACCTTCAGGCCGCCATCTTCGGTCTTGGTTTCACGTTCCTGTTTGCCTCTCGATCATTTGGTGACCCACGCTTCCTTGCTCTGTTGGCTGTTCTCTCCGCTGTTCAGGTTGGCCTTGGAAAGCTGCAAGAGGCCCAGCAGCGGGGGGAGAATGTTGCCGAGCAGGCTCGTGCTGCCAACGAAAGGTTCAACAAGACCCTTGAGGAGATGGCCGGGTTTGCACGTCTCTCTGCGGATGACCTGAGGGCTCTTCATCAGAGGGCAGAGGAGCTTGGTATCCCCTTCGAAGATCTAGCCCAGCGCCTCATTGAAGACGAGAAGGAGATAGATCGAGTAGATGTTGCCTTCAATCAGCTCTTTGGCAATATCGCCTCGGGCGGAGAGGTAGCCCTTGATGTTCTGAATCGGCTTGGCCAGTTTAGAGGCCGTGATCTCATTCCTGATATTGGAGGCCAGGATGCCAAGGATGTAATCACTGGTCTCACCTTTGGCCTTGTTAACCTCTCGGGCACGACGGAGAAGTCTGCTGACGATATAGAAGCGGACATGACCCGCATGGCCGACTCCTTCCGCGAGGCAGGGGATGCAGCAGGCCGCGAGGTTGAGAAGATCCGGCAAGAATTCCAGACACGCCAGCGTCAGCGCATCGAGCTAGAGGTCAAGCTCAAGCCCATTGAGGACCAGGGCAGAGCACTCGATGCTCAGTACGATGCCATGATTGATGCCCGCCGTGAGGCGCTGGAGCGGGAAACCGACGCCATCAGGACGGCAGCAGATGAAGCCATCGAGATCAGACGTGACCAGCTAGAGGCTGAGACCGAGGCCATCCGTGACAACATGGACGCTCAGATCGATGCTGTTCGCAAGGCTCTCGATCAGCGCCTCGATGCAATTCGTGATGCTTCAGATGCAGAGCTAGAGGCCAACGCAGAGCGAGTCAAGGCTCTCAAGGATCGTGAGAAAGAGCTACAGGACCAACTGGATAAGCTGGCAGACCGGCGCCGCGAGATGGTTGGCCAGGTTATGCAGGCTCAGGAAGAGCTAGCAAGTCTCGAAGCCATCGAACTCAAGTTTGGCTTTGACGAGGACATCGCTGCTCAGATCGCCATTCGCAAGGCCCGCCTTGAGGCTATCGAGAAGGAGAAGAAAGAACTAGCTGAACAAGAGAAGGCCATTGACTCTCAGGTCACTACTGTTCAGCAGCTTATAGACGCAGAGGAGAACCGCAAGCAGCAAATCGAGCAGATGCGGGATGCTGCTATTCAGGCAGCCCGAGATGAGGCAGAGGAGCGCCAGAGGGCCATCCGGGAGACCGCTGAGGCACAGATACGTGCTGCACAGCAGGCAGCAGAACAGGAGATCAAGGAGCGCCAGCGTGCGGCCGATGCAGCTATTGCTCAGGCCAACAGGGTGGCTGATGGTCAGATCGAGGCTATCCAGCGACGCCGTGAAGCTGAGCAGGCTGTCCTTGACCAGCAGGCAGAGGAGATACGTCTCACCCAGGAGTACAGAGATCTTCTCGCCAATCAGGTGAACCCCAAGCTCCGGGAGCAACTGGACTTCGCTATTCAGGAGCTCGATATAAGAAAGCAGATCGCTGCTCAGCAGGGAGCCACCCTCGTACCCAGCCAGCTTCAGGCCGTACTTCAGAAGGCTCTCAGTGACCTGGCTGACGAGACTAACCCGACTGCCATCAGGACGATCATTGAGTCCATCATCACTCTTATAGAGGCGCTTACACGGGGAGACTACTCCTCTGCTGGTGGGCAGGGATCTCGTACCCAGCAGGCGCCTCAGCCTTCTATCCAGCGCACTGCTGAGGCCCAGCGTCAGGTGATCCAGCCTGCACCGGCCCCGCGCCAAGCAGAGCGACAACTAGCACCACCTCCTCCTGTTCAGGTGAGAGTTAATCTTCGGGCTGAAGAGCTTAGAAGGGAGCTAAGGCCACTACCGACTATCAGAGCACCAGAGCCTGTTGCGCGAGTAGCTCCTCCGCCAGTAGTGATCCAGCGAACCCGAGAAGTACAGCGAGAGGTGCAACGAGAGCCCGCACAGAGGCCAGTACGGCCTCCTCGCAGAGAAGAGCCTGTCCGGGTACTGCTGCGATGGCCAGACCTGCTGCCACGTCTGCCAGAGCGAATTGTCAGAGCAGAGCCCGTCAGGGAGCGGCCGCAGCTTAGACAGGAGCCGCCTATCAGGCTGCGAGATCTACAGGCCGTTCTTCGAGAGAGGGAGCAGCCTCGTAGTGAAGACCGTAGAGAGGCTCTGCGCTTGCAGGAGGCTATGGAGCGGCGCCAGTCCAGGCTTCAGCGATTCAACTTTGAGCGCCTGTCCCCGATAGTGATCCGGCCAGAAGTTCCACAGCAGGAAGTAGCACCACGCTCTGAGCCTCCTGTAGTAGTTAACTTCTATGGTGATATTCACACCGAGAAGCAAGAGGACCTGAACAAGGTTACTCGTGCTGTCAGCCGGAGCATGGGGGCGCGAGCAGTGGTGAACGTTCGCTCCAATCGCCTTAGAATGAGGTGACATGGCAGCAACCCTCCAGCTCACGGATACCATCACCACCCTTGACTTCGTAACGCCGGGATCTCGCTACCGGCTAAGAAACGACGGTCTTCACCTTCCCCTGCCCCAGGTGAAGCGCCTGACCGGGGGAGATGTACTGCTTACCGAGGGGGAGCAGCTTATCGAGAGGCGCTATGGTAACCGCGAGATCACGATTGACTTCAACCTGATAGGCTCCTCTCACGATGACTTCATCGATGCAGTCCGTGACCTCAACAAGCTGATCGACATAGCCAAGCAGACAACCGTTAAGTCTGGCCTGGGCCGCGTCGTCACTCTTAATTACAAGATGGACAACGCCTCGGAGACCGTGGCCTTCGATGTGCTGGATGCAGAGTTCACCGTTGAAGACTGGGCCTCTCCTGTTCTGAGACGTGCCAACAAGTCTCTGGACGCCTCACTCAAGCTCATCTGTCGTCCCTTCGCGCACTCTGTTGCTCCCATCGAGATTAGCAACTTCCTGCTGAACCCGAGCTTTGACTGGAACCCTGGAGAGTCTGGAAGGGATGGGGTCTACTACTACACCCTTGGAGGGGCAGGCCAGCGCCTGACATATGCCACTGCTGCTGACCTGGATATGGTTAGCTCCAACTTCCTCGTGGCAGGCTGGATCCGGCCAACCACACTGCCCGGTACCACTATGTCTATTGCAGTCTGTGGTAGCACGCAGATAGGCTGGAAGGTCTACATCAATGGCTCTAACAAGCTCGTATTCGAGTGGGTAGACACCGGCCCAACTACGAGGACGCTTACCAGCGTAACCAGCGTAGTAGATGACCAGTGGGTTTTCTTCTGCGCGATGATCTACACCACCAGCGTCTCAGACTCCACAACGCTCCTGTTCATGAACGACACTCTTGAGGCTTCGTTCCATAACGCCACCGTTCTCCTGATGAGAGCAGCCACAGGAACGTTCTCCATCGGTGCTACCACTTCTGACACCGAGCGGTTTCAGGGTGATGTGTGTGGCTTTGTCATCCTTACTGGAGCATCGGGCGTCAACACAGGGCCTCGGCCAGTGATGGCTCGCCACCTGTATCTCTATGGCCTCCGCAGCCTTTGGAAGAATGAGGCCAACCTCTATCAACAGATGCCTCACCACTACTGGGGATTCAGGAACAATGAGTACGGTGCCCTGTGGGTCTTTGATGAGAACACGCAGATCCGTGACAGGACAGAGAACGGCAGACACCTTACCCTTGTTGGCTCGCCTGTTGCCACTGCCAATCGTCGCAAGCCTAAGGGCTGGACAATGGGGACTGACTTTGCCAACTCAACAGGAAGCGGCCTTGCCTATGACGTGAGGAGATATGGGCTGGCGTCTCTGCTCTTCTTTGATACTGGAAGCGCTACGATGACCTGCTCGCAGACGCTAACCCCGATTACCGAGCAGACCTTCTGGACTATCTGGTTCTGGAACCTTGGTGGCATAACTGGTGCCAACCTGAAGCTGGTAGATGGCGGGGGGACGACTACTCTGGCTATCCCGCATAACCCTGTGTGGTCTCAACACATCGTAAGGCGCCCAGTGAACGGAAACCTGACCGTCACCTTCGAGCAGCCCAGCGGCTCGGCCAGCGCTCGCTATATCGATGGTGTTGTGGTTTGTCACGGCGATCCCTTTAACCTTGGAGTGAGCAATACACTCTCAGAGGTAACCGGGGAGACGGTACCAACAGGAATCCCCAAGCCCTTTATCGGGTCAAAGTTCCTTCGCTCCTTCCCTGACACTACCAAGCTGCACACGCTGGAGTACCGTGACGTTCCGGGTGATGTCCCTGCTACCTGCAAGCTCTTCTTCAAGAACGCAGAGGCTATGGCAGCATTCTCTCCTGTACGCATCGGGATGCTTGCTGACCGAGAGCCTTGGAAGCTGAACTTCCTCTGGAGGGCGAGCTGGCTCGTTCCCAATTTTGCAGGTGGTGCTGCCTATGCCACCGGGATTAATCCTAACGTCACCTGTGGTGCTGGGCTGTCTCTTGCAGACAAGGTGCTTGTAGATCTCCCTCGTCTATTTGCATTCCCCTCAGAGCAGATTGGCTCCTTCAAGGCTTACATCGGCTACCAGTGCGCCTCGACGCTGATTAACGTCTGTCAGCTTGCCACCAAGTTCGGGACGTTCCCTCTCTCGGGAGATCCGATTCAGGACAGCGTTGCTGCTGTTCCTAACACCCATGTTGTAGACGGAGGTATCCTGACTTGGCCTCCAGCCATTGCCCTTGGGGACCTTCGCAGTGGGGAGCTCTCCAGCCGCCCTCGTGACGGTAATGTTCAGACCCCGCAGCTAACTATTGCCAATATCGCAGAGGCACTGATTGCGGCACCCAATGTAGCCTATAACTTCCTCTTCCTGATGCCCGTTGAGGATGGGTACTTCGTACAGTTCCCTGGGAGCAATGCCGCTCACGCTTCTCTCCAGGCAGGAGAGATCCTTGTAGTTAACACCATCGACAGGGATGCACAGACTATCTCTTATATCGCTCAACAGATCGACTCGCCCATGAATGACACCGTGCATGGCTTGCTTGCCTCGCCGGACGTATCAGCCTTTGGTAGTGGCTTTTACCTCCAGCCAGACAAGTCAGGGCAGTTCGTGTTCCAGTGGTCGGAGTACACGGGGCTTCACTTCCCCTATGGTATGTACAAAGAGACTCTCCTGGCTGAAGCCTTCTTCCAGTATTCCCCACGTTACCTCTACGTCTGATGCCCACCAGCCTTGTCTGCGTTCTGAACGAGCCCATCAAGACTCGTGCTGGCCTGCCTCCGGGTATCGTTCGTGACCTCACCCGCCGCGTCTTCAACATCCGGTACAGCACCAGCATTCCTGGGGGCTTTCAGTCCTGCACTCTCTCGATGATGCTCTCTCGCTCAGAGGCTTATGACTGGTATGAACGGTTCCTGTTTTGGGGCATCACGATTTACGAGGCTGATGAGATCATGTGGCAGGGCCGAATCAGTGACATTCAGATCAAGGAGTATGGAGTTGACATAACCTGTGAAGGCTACTGGGCCTCTCTTGCCGATGCTACCCTCTACTCGTTTTGGGCAGACAACGACATGGGTAAATGGATTGTTCCTACCCCAGGGGCAGGTTCACTTCCCGGCGAGATCACCCTCGCAGGCATCGACTTCATTGATAAGTACAACATCAGTGTTGGTGGTGACTCACTTCACATTGGCCTCGTCAAGGGCAACACCTACAACTCTGGGGATAGAGCAGCCATCTACTACCGGCTACCTCGCGTTTCTAACCTGACGCGCAGAGGTGTCTTTGCCCCAATGACTATCCAGTCGATTCAGTTCGAGTACGACTTTCGGGGTGTCGGTGGTGGAGGTGCGGCATGGACGGGTGGAGGTGGAGGTGGCGTCTGGTGGTTCCGGCTCTACACTGCTGACCATGCGCTAGGAACATGGACGAAGAGGACAGACATTGATGATCTCGGGGTGACGCCGTCGTTTGCAGGTTCGTATGTCATCAACCTCGTTGGTCCCGGCACCGATACCGAGGCAGTCGCATTTGTCGTTGAACAAACTTCTGGTTCAACAACGATTTCAGCAGAGACGGACACAGATAGCATCAATATCAGGAGGGTGGTTGTCTTTGCTGACCATGACCCAACGACGACCAATAAGCTCCTGCCCAAGAAGATCATCACGGGCCTGCTTAATGGGGACAACGACCTTGGTGCCTCTGGTTCAGGCATCAGAGGCATTCATGCCGAGCAAGTGGCAGCGGATACCTCTCTGATCGAGGACTCCAGCACAGAGATTATCCCTGCGGTCTTCGAGGCCATGACCATGCAGGACATCATTGCTCAGGTTGCTGGATATGGCTTTGCTCAAGAGGTTAACCTCTTTGAGAACCCCAGCGCCGAGAACAACCTTGATGGCTTCGTAGTCAGTGGTGGAGGCTCCATTGCTCAAAGCTCCCTGTTCGCCCGCTACGGCACTGACTCTGTTAGGGCAACTGGAAGCGTTGGGGTCACTAACCGTGTAACTTTCCGTAAGACCAATGGGACTAGCAGGATGGACGTACTGGCAGGAGAGTATTACACCATCTCAGCCTTTATGAAGGTTGACCCCGCTGGCTCATCTGTCACGGTTCGCTTCGAGATTGGCTGGTACAACTCTGGCGGGACGCTCCTTCAGACCGATGTAGCACAAGACGATATAACCGTTGTTGATGGAGATGATTGGCAGCGGCCTAGTTGGACGGCACAGGCTCCTGAGGGGGCCACGACCGCTGAGCCGTATATCGAGGAGGTCATTGGCTGGGACACAACTGACCACCTGCATATCGATGGTGTCCAGTTCGAGAGGGGTCTTGCTCCCTCAGATTACATAGACGGGGACCAGCCTCTCGGTACATGGTCAGGGACTGCACATGCCAGCAAGTCCCATCGGGTCTTCCCTGTTACAGCAGGCGTCTTCGGCCGCAACCGTCTCAAGGTGCAGACCCGGCGCCTGGATCGCATCAAGCGCTACTTCGTTTCCATGCGTGAGATGGGGCCAGAGGCTATCGTTCTCCAGAGATCCATACAGGAATTCTGGACACGTCACTGGGCTCGCTTTCAAGAAGCCTACACGGGGCTCACCAAGTTCTCTGCTGCCCAGGAGAACATCGCAGAGCAGAACCTGATCTATGCTGAGCGCGACAAGGTAACAGAGATTGGTGAGGTTACAGAGAACTTCGCTGAAATAGTAACCGGAGTCCTCAAGCAGGATAACAGGCTTCCAAAGCAGCAGACCGAGATCACTATCAAGGGTTTCATTAGAAACGCTATCGGGGCTACTGTGCCCGTCTGGCGTGTTCGATCAGGAGAGGCTATCTTCATCGAAGACCTTTCCCCGATGGCACGAATCCCGGCCAACCTTGATAGCCTTCGCCTGTTCATGATTAAGGAGACCGAGTTCGATAGCTCAGATGGTAGTTGCCGCATGGTGCTCGATATGCCGCCTCCCTATCTGGATGTTATCCTTTCAGGCGTAGGGATCGTTCCCTCTCTCGGAGGCAATGTGACATTCGGTAGCGTGTCAGGTAAGAAGAAGACCTTTCCTACGATCTTCCCTGGGGCGGGTCCACGATGATCGGTGAAGCTGAACAAGCTGTCGTCAAGCGGATGAGAACCCTCTGTGATGCCATTGAAGCGGGGGACATTAATTGTCTACACATTTCCTCGCAGGTCATCAACGTCTCGGTAGGGCATCCTGAAGACTGCCCCCAGGTAACCGTGGCTCTCGATACCCGCTGTCGTCTGTGGGTGCTTCAGTTCCAGATGCGGGAAGGTGCTAACCCCGCTCTGGATGAGTAGCTCAAGCTAGCTCAGAAGCGTTGTAAGACTCACCAGCCCGCTCCGGCCCCCCACTCTCGCATCCCACACTAGCCAGCCAGCCAGCCCCACACTCAGCACTCTCTCAGAGCCGCTAGGCAGATTCACTCGTAGGCAGTCTCTACCATACAGAGAGTAGATATGCATTTATGCTAATGCTTGGACGTGTGATGCTAAGGCTGCTTATCAATTAACGATCAAGCTGTGTCAACTTTCTTAACACGCAATTGTTAACTCTGCTACACAGGACACGTCCAAACATTCTACATAGATGTAGATACAGAGCTAAGAGCTAGACGACGCCTTCTTCGATGGCGAGGTCGAAGTATTCCGTGATCCGGGTCTCTATCCCAATGATGACCTTGGCCTGTGCGCGATAGAGCCCAATGTCTCCCGAGAGGAAGTTAGCGGGGAAGGTAACAGTGAACTTGCCATTAGTGGGATCTGTGAGGACTCCCACCAGGGTCCAGGCATTGGCCCCGGCGCCTTCTTTACGAATGCCTACGCTGACCGTGGCACCTGTGATGTTGATAGGGTCACCATTGTCCCAGTCCACGATCTGGAGGGTCAGAGTAGGACGCTCTCCCGTAAACAGTGTGCGTGATACAAGAGCCATTACACCCTCTTTGCCCTGAGCGGCAGGACCACCGTATCAACCATCTTGATCTGGATCTCTGTGTTCTTCCGGCGCAGGCGCACAACCCTGGGGACTCTTGCTTTTAGCGTTGTAGTTAGCCTTAGTTGCAGGTTCATTGTTTCAACCTCAGCCTCATCTTAGCACTGGCTATCCTGAGAACCAGGGGCATGACCAGTTCTACCTCGACAGCAACTACCTCAACCAGGATGCCTTCTACGATCTCCGCGATCTGTTGCGGTGGCATCTGGAGAGCGGCCAGCAGGATAGTGTAATCGCTGAGCCAGTCTATTACTACTGCTACCTGTTCCTGCTGCCTGATCACATCAGAAGGCGCCACTGATGGCGTCTCGGGATGAGGAGACAGAGTAACCTCTGCCAGCCAGTCCGATGTCAGGATCTCTAGCAAGGGATTAACAGTTTCGGCGTGTGGGAGCTCAGGAGCACCAGGAACAGAAAGAGCTGCCTCCCACCCTGCGATGATGATCTCCTGTAGTGGAGTCACCGTCTCTGGCGCAGGAGTCTCAATGCTCTCGGGGAGGACAACATCAGCACCCCAGCCAGCAATCAGTATCTCTTGAAGGGGAAGAATAGCCTCGGCTACAGGAACCTCTACTTGCCCAGGAAGAACAAGATCTGCACTCCAGCCAAAGACAAGGACCTCTTGAATATCCAGATACGGAGGCTGTGCTGTTTCAGGGGCTGGGACACTGACTGGCCCCGGCAGAGAAAGCTCAACAAGCCAATCAAGGAGTTCAGGGGGAACCAGTATGGGCTCAGCGGTAATAGCCCTCAGGGATTCCGCCACCTCTAGCGGCAGGTAACTTACCAGCCAATCGATGGCAATGAGCACCTCATCGATCTTGAGGACGAGTTGCTCTGAGATGGCGGGCGACTCTGGAGGGACGGGAAGGGAGAGAGCTACCTGCCAATCCATAGTGATAGGGGCAACAACAGGTGGAGGGAATGCCGGATAGGCAGGCTCGGTTACAGAGACGTAATGGGTGATGGAGACAGGCTGCATGACAGCCCTAGCCCGTTACGATGCCCTCGTCAACCAGCTTTTGCTTGAGCTTCGAGTCATGAACCATGCAGGCCGGGGCGCCACAGGTTACGTCGTTGCAGTGGCGACAGAATCCTCTGGTACGACCAGAGCCAGGAATCACGAGCCAGTGGACTCCGCAGTGAGTGCAAACCAGGGAGTCGCCCTCGACAGTAGGCGCGTCAGGCTCAGTGATGATGAAGTGGCCAGCGTTTCTGCGGACCACGTTCTGGTTGAAGAAAGGGACGCCACGAAGGCCAGGGTTATTCATGCCACTGCATCACGCCTTCGATGTTACCTGTGTAACCGGCGTGTAGCGTGCGAAGGCCGAGCGCGGCATTGTTCGTCTTGGGGATGAAGATGGGCCGATGAACAGGGACGTAGTACTGGAAGGTTGCTCGCTGGTTCACCGGGATGGGCAACAGGGCGCCAGCATCGTAGGTGGTTGGCTCGGCAGAGTATGCCTGCTTGCACTGGATGAGAGGAGTTGGCGCACCGTCGATCATGGCAGACTCGTTGCCGTCAGAGCTTGTCCCGGCACCTGCGCCAGAGGTTCGCTGGAGCTCTACGAGAAAGGCATTGTCAGCGGGTGTCCCCGAGAACCCAAACATCAGGTACTCAAGGGCCGCACGGATCGTTGCGGTGGCAGGCTGGATCAACGCCCCCTTGGTCTTCTTGGAAGTATCTACTGCCGATGAAAAGTGACCCATGTAACTGTCTGCCATGATTGCCTCCTCGTCAGTATCCTACTACAGAAACATTTACAGGTGGAACGCCAATCGAACCACCCCACTGAGCAAATGCAGTCTCAAAGGGAATAACACCATCATCGTCTTCCCACTCGATTGCGGCTGCGCCGATGAAACCGTCTGCGCTGGGATCAGGGTCGCTTGTTTTGCGGTAGTGAATCTGAGCGTCATTAGCCTTCTGTGCTGTCCATGCCCCGCCGCCGTCCTTCTCCCCAATAACGACGCCCTTGTAGTGCCACGCTGCGGTCTGGTTCATATCGGCTTCGATGTTGGTGCCGTTTACGCGGACACCGCCCTTGTAGATAGGCCAGCCTCCTGAGTTATCCATGCGGTAGAGGACGACACATGCCTTGGGCTTGTTCCCGCCAAGGTTGGGGTCTACCGTTATCCAGTTGTCTTCAGGGGTTCCTGATGTACCTGCGTGACGGTAGTTAGTGTCATCAGGAGGCCACTCGTCAATCGTCTCGAAGGTGCCAGTGCCAGTGCTTATCCAGTCTGTACTGCTTGCACCACCTGTGTTGTCACCGTCTGCACTGGGTTGCTTGAACTCACGTACTGCGCCTGTCCAGCACCAGCTATTGTGGATACCCTCTTGGCCGGGGACTGTGAGGCCATCGTTAACGGCCATGTCTACCATGTCAACGTCGATACTCTGCCCAGCAGGTACAGTAAATGCAGCAGGCTGCCAGACGCCAAAGCGAACCTTTGTGCAGTCGGCACCTCCAAGAGTTCCTACTGCTGAGGCGTAGTACAGAGGGATGATGCCAGTCTCGGCAAGAATCATGACGGTGACCATTACCTGTCCGTCAGCTTGGTACTGTGCTGCGACCTCGAACCTGTACCAAGTGTCCTTAGAGAGAGCAATGGTCAGGTTGCTGTTGGCTCCGAAAGCGGTCATGCGAGTCGTTAGCGTTGTCGTTCCACCGACGATTTGAAAACCGGCCAGAACGGTGTCACCACCACCCGGCGCGTAAATCAATGCAATAGGTCGCCAGAGGAAAAAGCCGCTGGTGGGGCTCTCGTCGATGCGAGCGTAACAGCGAGCAGCAGCAAACTTGCTATCGCCCGCACTTTCTCCAATCAGGTCAGCAGTAGCAAGGGCATTTGGCGCAGCCTGGAGAAGAGGCGCACCACTGCCCCTCATTTCTACCCATGCACCTGTTTGACCAGAAGCTGAAGGCCCACGGAACATACGGATGCCGGTAGCTCCCCGGCGTGCTGCCGAGGCGTCGTTGAAGGTATGAGTCCAGCCTGCGGCGGTGTTGACAGTATCAAAGATGGTGCTATCGCCAAGAGCAGGGCCAGCCATCAACCGTCTCACGGGTCGTCCCACCACTTGCCACGAGGAGGTTCACCGTGAAAGGTTCCGACTGTGTAGTGCAGGGGGCTACGGGAGTAGACGTGGACTCTTATGATTTCTCCTGGCTCAGGATTAGCGTCCAGAATTAAATGAAGCCTGCGTTCGAGATCTGTGTTGTCTACTGAGAGGTTGTTAAGCAGGCGGACGTTGATGTCCCTGATGAGGGAGCCGTCTTTGCGTGCTACCCGGATGCGGTCACCAGAAAGATCGAGGCGAGAAAGAGGCACATCGTTATAATACTGCCGTGGAAAGTAAGCTGACAAAGCGAGGGCGCCGCAGAAGAAAAGAGAACCCTCTGTACGGCCGCAACAAGGACTACCTGGAGATCACGCTCGATATGCTTGCCGACGTTACCTACTTTTGGGAAGAGAAGCTACAGGACCTCTACAAGAGGCAGCCAACCAACTACAGGGATAAGTTCCGCATCATGGGAGTGCTCCACCAAATAAGAGCGGCCTGCACCCTGTTTGAAGAGATGCAGGCCGATGGTGGCTTGCCGAGGATGAAGCCGGGACCTAAGAGGAAGACTTACCCGAGGGGGACTTCCCCTTTTGCGAGCCCGACGCCTTTGAGCCGCTGGTCTTCGGAGCAGAAGTCCCTGTCGTCTCAGCGGTAACTGCTTCACCAGTAACAGTGGGAGACTTCACCTCGTCAGCATTTGGCGTGCCCTGAGGATCCTCAGGATCGCTCTCATGCATCTTGGCGACCTCTTCTGCTACCTCTTCGGTAGCGTCAGCAGTGGCCTCCTCGATCTCCTTGGCGGTGTCCCGCTCCACCCGCTTCTCGACTGCGGTGGCCTCTGCTTCGAGAACCGCAACCGGGGCCGGGTTCAGGGCGGTGGCGTCACCGTAGCCGTGAGACAGGGCATGGGCCTGCCGGTGCTGGGCGCAGACATCAGCGTTACAGTCGCCGCACTTGCTCAGGTCTTCAGTGGCTAGACAGTAGAAGCATTCACTCTTTGCCATCTTGTTCGTCCTCCTTGTGAACAGGTAAATCATACGCCTGCTCGGTGTCCGAGTCACACGTCAAACAGGTCACTTTGAGAATTGTCATGCCTTCGTTACGGTGGCCCTCGGGAACCTTGGCGGCGTAGTAGCCGTGGACCCTGTGCTCTGTGTTATCGCCGCAGGCCATGCAGTGACGGGTAACACTCTTGGGGACTTCAGGCTTGGGGGTGGGTTTGCGCTGAGCCTTCTTCTTG